CTAAATTAGATTTAAAGTCTAAACCTTTGTAGCTAGATTTCTTAGCATTCTTTACTTTAGATTTACCTCTCCTTTTCCAGGCCATAATTCATGACGTTTGTTTGGAGGTACCCTTCCAGCCCTCTATTCTTACTCCATATAAAAGCCTGTCCACATCTAAGTGTTCCTACATAACCCTGTGTTTTATGCCAAGCATCGTTAGCACAAATAGATGGTATAAACCTAACTTTAGTTCCCATGTATTCATTAAGCATTTCTTTATGCTTATGTCCACAATGTACTTCCCTAACTTTAGATCTACTCCACATAGCAGGTTGTTCTGTAGCAATTAAGAGTGGTAACTCTTGTGCTTTTTCTTTATCTCCATGTGTAAACATTATCATGTTTATACCATACTCATAATATTTACGTGAATCTAAACCATTGTCTATATTAACGTTCTTATTATTATGATATAAAGCATCTAAAACTTCTCCTACATAGAACATACGCTCAAAATCATGATTACCTTGTATTACAACTACATCTACCGGGGCAAACTGTGTTAAATAATCAATTGCTTTTGTAACTAAATGCCAGTATCCTCTAAAAGATTGACGCCATCGCATACTATCTTGTTGAGGTGTACCTTTAGTTGTAGCTCTACTCATACCTTCTGAGTTTAAACCATCATTACCAACCGGTAATAAAAATCTCTCTATATTTAAACCATCTGCTTTTCTATGTAAATCTACAATAGCTTGCATGTAATGTTTTTCTATAGCATCAAAAGGCTCATCAGTAATTTTACCATAATGTATATCTGGTAATGATATTTCATACAACACAGGATCTTTTGGTTTTGTATACTTAATCTTAGCCACTTTAGCAGATCTATTCTTTATATAATCTAGTAGCTCATCTTTAACCTGGGGCTGTTCATGCCACTGGTTATGTGTTACTATACTATAACGTTGTTCACCATTAAAGTTTTGCCAAAATTTAACAGACTTTACATCTGCCATTGTTAAACCATTATCTAACAAATGTTTTGTAAAAGCTTGACTTTCACTAAGCTCATGACCATTATCATTGTTCATACGTTCTTGTACCCACTCTTCAGAAGTTACAAGTTTTTTACAATCTTTAATAATAGCAATATCTACCTCCCATTTGTCAGCTAACCACTGCGCTCCTTTCTTTAACCATCCTTTTTGCTTTCTGAGTTTTTCAATAATCTCTTCTCTATCCATTTAATATGTTTTTAATTTCGTTAAAACTGCATACGTTCTTAACTAAATCTGATGGATCCTTAGATTTGTAGCTATCTGGTATACAGATATTATTAAAACCATATAAATCACAAATCTTCTTAGCCATTGTCTGGCCTGGATTTGTTACTTTGTCGAAATCATTGTCGTATAAAACATCTATTGTAGTAAATCTAGCTTTTAAATCTTTTACTAACTTTTCTGAAGGTATTTGCATCTCGCTCTGTAGTGCAATTGCATGATAACCTGCTGCATGCAAACACATAACGTCTTTAAGAGATGATGTAATGATAAGTCTCTCACCTTTATACGGGAGTTGGTTATAGCCTTGGACATCTGTCTTTTTTGTATTGCTTAACCACTTATTTTGTTCTTCATAAGGAGAATAAATTTTATATCGATTCTTGAATCTAAAAGCGTAAGTAATTGATTTACAAGTAAATCTAGTACTATTTACCCAGAAGTGACTTATAGGTTCGACTCCAAACATAGTTAATATTTTTTTACTAACCAAATATTGAACCCAAAACTTTGCATCATCTCTAGTCCATTGCCGACGCTTCTTTCTAATAATAACTTGAGACTTAGTATAAGAAGGTACTTTATCTTGTCTATAAGCCATAAGACCCATAGTAAATTTTATACTATCTTTTTTAGAACTAAGGTTAAGATTAAAATCATTGTCGATAATATTTAGCGCAGAGTAGAAATCACAGGTGTATTTAAATTTTACATAGTTAAAGCAATCAAACGTATGTTCACTAGAACCAAAATCTTTATACAAAAGTTTGCCGTTATAAGGTATTATAGAAACCGTAGGTGAATTATCTTGTCGAAGGTCACTCTTAAATTTCTTACCCAATATTTTAAAGTTAGGGCAGTAATACCTAAAAATGTCATACTCAGTAATTTTACTAAGTATGACATCGGTATGTAGGTGATCGTTGCTATCTCTACGATCAATAGCCATTAGAACGGAGCGTCTTCCTGTACTTGTGGATCTGCAGGTACTGTCCAGTCTTCATTCTCATCAATAGTGTCTGGTGTAACTAGACTTACTGTTGAAACATGCTTACCCCATTTAAGGTCTGCATTGAAATCATGGTTCTTAAACTGAGAATACTCATCATTAAGAGCTTTAACAAATAGATCGTCTCTTTGAGGTTTAACTCTGCCAAAATATCCAGTATAAATACCTTGATACTTGTCATCTTTAACACCTACTAGTACTCTAAGCTGATTGTTTTTAAGTGCTGTACAAAGAGTCTTAATCTCTGCTACATTACCATTTACAATATCTGCCATTGTATCATAAAACACAGATCCTCCAGCAGCAACGTTAGCCCAAGCTTTAGTAAACTCAATCAACTCTCTCTCGCCGTCATAAGCTTTTCTTTGACCTTCTGCTTTCCACCAGTCATAAGTTGGTGCATCAGCTGACCATGTAGATTGACCTACATTATTTAGCCATAGAAACTTACCAGTTTGAGATTGTTTATGATTATTTTTTAGAAATAAATCTAATTTGAATTTACCATCTTCATTTGCTAGCCAAAACGTCACTTTATTCCAAGCTTGATCGTTACTAGTTCCTGAATATGCAGGCTCTTGTTTTACATTCACATCTAGTGCGTGTAATTCTGCCATTGTAGGGTTAACCGCTACAACATTCACATTTGTTAAACCAGAGTAGAATTCTCTTCCTCCTCCAGATACTTCTTCCGTACTTGCATTACTTTGTATTGCCATAATTAATTATTTATTGGTTATTAAAATTGTGTAAATTGTGTATTTGTATCATTTTCTACTGTACCATGAAAAGTCTCTGTAGTTTCTACAGGAATACTAGTTTGATTAGGACTTACAGTTTCTACTGTATCATCTACAAACTCAAAAGATAGTTTTCTAACTTTCTTAGCTTTCTTACCTTTAAGTGTTGGGTGTTGGAACATTTGTTTAACTTCCCAAGACTCCAAACCATATTTAGTTTGAATACCGGTTCTGTCTATACCATTCTCTAGATCTTGTATGATCTGTGTAGTAGTAATTTGTGCAGGCGTCTCTTGTTTTACAACTGTGCCCTCAGTTGGTTCATTTGCTTCAATCATGTTTAATTGGTTTAATTAGTTAATCTATAAAAATTTCTGACCATTCTAAAGGCATGGCCTTGCCCTTTAAGTGCGCACATCTAGTACCAGCAGCTATATCATCTAGGGAATCGAAAGAAATCATAGTATTTGTTCCTTCCCTGTAAATATAACCAATAGCATCTGAATTAGTGCAAGTAATCTGCTTAATTTTTCCAGTTAAATCAAGGTCCTTTACAGCAACCTCTTTACCTTTCTTTTCAAGCATTTTATCTTTAAGATGTCCAACTAAGATTACGTGATCCGCAAGTTTATTCAGTTTGTCTATCCATTCTTTGTAGGCCATTCTTAAATATAAGTAGCCGGCGCCGTTTGGCAGTGATAGAACTGATGCTCCAGGATTATTTTTATCAAAGTTTTTACCCATAGGAGTCCTCATATAAATTTGTTTAGCATAAACTTCACACCATTCTTCTAGCTTAGATATAGTATCTATAGCTATATATTTATAAGGTTTCCCCTCTTTAATAATTGCTGAGCCAATAGCTTGAAGGTCTTTTAGATTGTGAGCTTTAACTTTTAAAGCGTCTACCATATCTGAGCCGTCCTCCAAGTCAATGATTAAACAATTATCTAGTTGTGACAATACAGTAGTTTTACCTATTTTAGGTGCACCATATATTATCATATTTTTAGGCGATTTACGGCTCGCTTTAACCTTTGCTTTTGGTAATTCCATAATTTCCATCTATATATTATTTTTTAGTTTTTAATTTACTTCTTAATGTGTCTCTTCTAGACATAAGTCTTGTAGTTTCTTCTTCATTATCTTTAAACCTCTTTAATCTTTTATCTACTTGATTTATTTCGTTTAAGACTGCTACTTTTGCTTTGTTTTTCCCGTTTCTTTTGCTCATAATCTTTCTTTAATTGTAAATGTTGACATTTCAGCTTCATAAGGTATCATACCCAATAAGCCATCACGATTCTTTTCTATATGTACAGCTAGTAATCCTACTGGATCTTCATTACAGTATTTATCTGTAATACCATACAAGTCATTAGGTCGTTGGAGCATCATTACTACATGTGCATCCTGACCAATACTATCGCCACCAAACAAATCTGTTAGCAAAGGCTGATACTGTGCTTTAGCCCTATGTTCTGATTCTATGTTACGATTTAGCTGAGATAACAATATATTAATACAACCTAAATTTGCTTGCATCCACATACATCCTTTACTGACATCATTTAGTTTTTGTAATTCCATGTCTTTGTTACTCAAAATTAATCGAGAGTGGTCAAATACATTAACTACAATTGAGTCTGGACGTTGGTTAGCTATATCTAAATTAGCTTGTTTAATAAATTCTATATCTCTTGGAACGTTATTGAAATACACAGGATAATTCCCATACTTCATAACTTCTTCTTTAAATCTTTGGTACGATTCGTTTTCTAATCTTTTACCTACAGATAATAGTTCTCCTACTTGCTTGTTTATACCTTTTGAACCTGCACGGAGTATCTGCTGATAACCGGGCATCTCGAAAGACCAATACAATACTAATAAGTTCTTACCTATGTTTTTATCTAATAAGTCAAAGATCAATTGATTACTAAACGCTGACTTACCTACACCTGGACGACCTGCTACAACATACATCTTACCTGGTTGTAAACCACCTAGTAAGTTTTTGTTTAGCCTGTCCCATTTAGTAGGATAAACCTGACGTTTACCATTCATTCCATCTGCTACTTGATGTAGAGATGCGCTAATTGCTTTTCTAATGCTTTTAAACCCCTTAGTCTTAAAGGGATCTTGTGATTCTGTTGGTTTCTTGTTTTGTGTCATTTTCATCTAAGTTTTCATACTTTTCCCAAGTATGGTTATTAATCCATGTCTCTAAGTTTTGCATATATGCAAGATTGTGCTTTTCTATTGTAAGTTGTGTATTTAAACAGTCCATAATATGTCTGTGTTTATACAATTTATCACCTACAATTTTTTTATACTTTGCCTTACATTTAGCATTTGCCTTAGCATCTGGATCCTTAGCATGTAACACTCTAATACCTCTATCAGTAGTCATTACTTTCATAGGATATGTACCTATAAGCTCAGCAAACATCTGATCAAAATTAGAAGAAAAGAGGTCTATAAACTCTTGTCTAATAAAATGTTGATCAGGTGCTTCGCCTAGCTTAATATATCCTTCTTCTTGTAACTTCTCTAAATTTGGTTTAAGATTAAGATTGATCAATTTAGCATAACTTTCCTTATGTATTATATAAAGATATAGAAAGTCGTCTGCAGACATCCCTGTCTGTTCTAAAACCTCAAAATCTATATCAACATTCATATGGCAGTAAAGGTTATAAAAAGTTCTGTTATACTATTTGTTAAATCTAAAGCAAATATACTAAATTCTGTTATTATGTACAAATATTTTAAATAATTATTTCCACACAACATTCTTTAGTGTTTTTGTAGCGCTTTTTAGCCACTTTTCTTCCTGAGAATCAGCAACATACAAGATTATAATTTGACCTATTTTATTCTCTTGAAACCGTACAAGACGTCCTACACGCTGTATCATAGACAATCCTTTGCTTGTAATACCACAAATTATACCCATGTTTGCATTAGGAACATCAAATCCTTGATTAAGAGCTTTTGTAGAACAAAGCACATTTATATCCCCTGTTTTAAATAATTCAAGGGCTATATCTCTTTGTTTTTTAGTCTTTTTAGAATGATAAGCCATTGCGTAAGGAGCTATAGAATCACACAATTGATCTGTAAAGTCATTAGCACCACCAAATACAAGTATTTTCTTATCTGTATTTTTATAATAAATACTCTTAAACTTTTTTATCTTGTTTTCTGCATAGTCTACAATACTTTTACGATCTCTAATAGCTTTCCAAAATAATACTGCAGCTCTCTTCTCAGGCCCACTTGCAGTTTTGCTTTTTAGTATTCTACTTGCTTCGTTAAATGCATCAAACTGTCCAAGTTTATACTTATTATAGACAAAAGAGTTATTTACTTTTTTATAATCATCTCTTTCTGCCTTAGTTAGCTTAACCGGTATACAGGTAATCTTGTATGGACTTACAAATCCTAATTTTACACACCTATCTAGTGTAATTTTATACGCTGTTGGTGCCATTTTACTTAGTATATCTTTATACTCAAGCTCTTCTGGTAAAGTTGCAGTCATACATAATAGTTGTTTAGCACGATTATTTTCAAAGAACTTACGATACTCTGGGGACAAACCTAAGTGTATCTCGTCACATACTACTATAGTATAGCTTTCACCTTCTAATTTGTATGCACTTTGATAACAAAGAATCTCTACATTTTCCATAGACACTCCCCATTTCTCAAACTCCTCTGCAAACTGATCTTGCAATTGTACAGTAGGAACAAGTATTAAAGCAGTACCCCCATCTTTAAGTGCATGTTGTACTGCCAACACACCACATCTGGATTTACCAAAACCTGTACCTGCAATTATAGATCCAATAAAGTTTTGTCCTGCCCACGCATTTAAAGCAGTTTTTTGTTCTTTATCTCTTATTGCGTTTATTTTACTCATAACACTTTCCATAATGTAACTGTTCTATTAGTTTCTTTATCTTTAAATGTTCCCGTAGTTGTAACCATCCCCATATTTACAAGTTCTGTTACTCTACCTGTAACTCTGTTAATGTCCCATCCTAAATGCTTGGCAATCATTCTGTTAGTAGCACCACCTTTAGATTTTATTACAGAATAAACAGTTTTTTGTTTTTCTCCTATATTCTTCTGTGTTTGTTTTAAAGACTCTACTTGAGTCTGTCTAATTTTCTTTACCATACTTTTCTCTGTTTTTTTAATTTATACTTACTCATGTCATTTGTTTTCATTATCTCCCTATAATCTAAAGGAGGGATATAATGTGTAGGAGACTTAACAATTCTACTATAATCATAACCATTATATTTATAACTTTTAAATCTTATCTCTTGTTTACCACTATATTTAAAATAATGATCAAACTCTATAACTCTAGACGCTTGTAGCTCATCTAGTTCTTTTTTTTGTTTAAGTTCTGCTATTAAATTTTTAACTTTATCGTTCATAATTATTATTTTAGTTTACTCAGGGACAGACAATAGTATTAACTTGCTTGGCAAAATCGCCTTTATGTCTGCCCCTTTGTATATATTATATGAGCGAGGTAAACATTTAATATTAAACTGGATGTCTCTTAGGCACCCCTTTAGATTAGGACCTCACTCATATTTATTTCTCCCAACAGTTACTAACTGTTACTTCTGCTTTTAGTAACCCATTTGTTACTACTTCATTTGCTGCTACTTCCATCAGATCTTTCATATCTGACTTCCAAATATGTAAATAATCATTTCTACATATTGTATCTATTTGATCATGTACAGTCATAACTATTTTTACAGGTGAATTGTCAAATCCCTTTGTATATTCACGCATAAGCACTAATGCTTTTTTAGTCATATCTGCAGATGCACCTTGTATAGGTGTGTTTTTACTAGCACGCTCAATGCTACCAAGCTCCATCATAGATGATTTATTGTTCCAAATCTTTGGATACCAATTACTAAACCATCTCTTCCTATTATATGGAGGAAATGTTTTAATATATCCAAACTTCTTACCAAAGTTACCTAGCTTATCTAAGAACCCTTTGATCGATGGGAACGCTTGGAAATATTTTTCGATGAGCTCTTTAGCTGCATCCAAACTGATGTTAAGAGTATCAGAAAGCTTATTAGGGCCCATCCCATAAGCAAGCCCGAAATTAATAGTTTTGACATTAGTTCTTAGTTTTTTATGTGAAGGACAATTACACTTTTGTTTTTTACTCATATAAAGGCAATTGTCTTCAGCTACATTAATCCATTCTTCCCCATAAACTAGCTCTGCACATGTTGAGTGTAGATCTTGTTCTTGTTCTAAAGCTTTTAACCATACAGGATCCTTAGAGCCAAATGCAATTACATTTAATTCTTGTGAACTGTAGTCAGAACTTACAAAACTCCAACCATCTGGTGCAGTAAAGCAATTTCTATACATATTATCTGCAGGTATCTGTTGCATGTTAGGTTTACTACTGCTTACACGACCGGTATCTAGTATCTGATGAAAGTTTGTATGTATTTTATTATCAGCTGCTAAGTTTTTAAAGAATGCATCACCATATGATGTGCATAATTTCATAGCTTCTTTATATTTTACATACTTATCTATCAAAGGAAATTTAAATCTATATTTATACATTTGTTTACCGTTAACATTATCAAGACTAGGAACAAGACACTGAAATACTTCTAACACCTGTTTAGGTGATGTCCATTTTATATCTATATCTCTAATCTCTTCAATTGGAGTAAACATGTCTGTTTGCACATACTTAGATACAAAGTGTTTAACTCTGTGATCATTTCTAATCATAGTATCTAGATCTTTTTCTAATTTGTTAGCATTGTCAGTGTTAAGAGCTTCTAACTTTGACCATTGTTCTACATCTAGTTCTAACCCATTGTATTCTATGTCTGCAAACGCTGACACTACTTCATTTTCAAGTTTAACTACATTATGTAGTTTATACTTATCTATAAGAGGTAGTTGATGCGTACGTATTTTGATAAGATATTCTACATCTTTTGCACCGTACACGATTTGATCATTCTTAAATGGTTGACCTGTAAGTCCTATAAACTGATTACGCACATCTTTATTTAAATCTACATTCAAATATCTTTTACACACGTCTTTCAATCCATACCCATACTTGTCTTTACCACAATTAAGAACACGTTCAGTTAAGAAAGTATCATAAATACCTTCACAAGATATATTAGACCATCGTTTAATAAACTTGTAGTCAAACTTTGCGTTATGAAATATTTTAGTGATTGTTTTGTTTTCTAGTAGATTACGTAAAGGTTCAATACTTACAATACGAGTGTCAATTACAAATTGATCTTCATTGTCACCGATCTGAAACATAATCATCTTCTTACAAGTAAAGTCAAAACCTTCAGTCTCCGTGTCTACACCAAGTATTTCTTTGTTTTCACAATACTTAACCACATCATCAATCGTTGCCAACTGATAATGCGGAGAAGGTATCGTTTTTACTGATCCATCTACTAAATAAATCATTTTCTTACGTCTATTTGGTTGTTATATATTCGTTCTGCTTCAGCTTGGTCAGCTTGCTCTTCAAGATACGAATTATATTTTACACTAGCATCTTTTAATAGCTTTAATACTGCTGTAGCACGAACCATAGTTAAAAACTTTCCATCATATGTAAACCCAGCACAATTATTAGCTAAGTTTTTATAATATACTTCTGCATACTCTTCTAGTCTCCCATCTTCGGCAAGACTATATATCCATTTCATTTGTCCCATTATTGTCTATTTTTTACTTCACAAAGTATAAAACCAAATATCATGCCTAAGCATAACCATAGTAATTTTACCTCTGCTATATTAATAACTATTTCCCTTGTTGTATCCATATTTAATTTATTTTATTTGATTAAATTATTACTTATGTTGACAGTAACTGTTTTTATTCCTGTAGTTTTATTCCCATATTTTGGTACACCAGGCTTGAATCCTGTCATCATTTCATAACTATAATCGTTTGTGATTATTTTAGGTAGCTTTATTCTTTTTTCAATTCTTTCTCTGATTATTTTCTTTCCTCGAAACATAATCTCTTCTTGTACCACAGTCCTTTCCACAACTGATGGTATTTTTACATCATATCGTTTTGTCATAAACTTATTTTAAATTAAATATAAAACAAGGGAGCACTGGGCTGACATTACAGCTGCTCAAAAGAGCCAACCAGATTTTCCTCCCTCATTTTATATCAATACACAGATTTGCCGTCTGTTTACATCATACTCATTTCAGCCTTTTTAACACTAGCTTCAGCATTTACTGTTACCCTGTCATGTGCAATAAGCATATGCTTAGGATTAGCAGTTGATAACACAACATTGTGAGCACTGTAGATTTTCTTAATCTCACCAGTTGTAGGATCAGTAACAGTTAACGCTTCTTTAGTCGAAGGATTAATCTTATGTGCATTGTTATCTGCTTGCCATTGTGATGGCTCATGAGTTTCTACAAGCTTAATTCTAAATCTCATCCCTACATTAGGGTGATCTGTAGCTGATACCACAGGATTTAAAACATTTAGATCACAAGCTTGTACAACTTTACCTGCTTTAGTAGTTTTAGCTGAGAATGTAGCTGCATCAAGATTAAAAGCTGTTCCATCAGCATTTTTAATTTGCATTAGCTCGATACTCTCTGGAGTAATTCTCTTATAAACATAAGTTCTACTACCTTGCTGAAATCTCTCGTCACCATAGTTTAGAACTGATAGTGCATCTATCTCGTCACTATCTGACTCAGTTGTTGGTGTGTTATTACGATCGATTCTCTCAATAAAACAAGCTTGATATGAATCATTAGCTGCTTTTTGTACATGAGATAATAAAGTTTGGTCTAGTTTTAGAGTGCTTAGACTACCACTGTTAATTTGATTTGCCATTTGTTTAATTGGTTTTAAATGGATTAATTAGTGATTTTAAAAAGGTATATCACAAACCTTGTTTATTAATAAAAGACTCTTATCATACTCCTATCATCTATCAAAGTAGTGATAATAAGCAGAGTTTATGAGTCTTTTTAAAGTTAACTATGAGTAGGAACAAGTATTATGAAAACAAAAATTAATGTCTAAGTTTACGACTAAATAAGATTGACATTAACAAAAACCCTACTCATAGTTATTATTTACTAACTCCAGGAATTGGATAAGTTGATTCTTTAATAGTACTTGCTGGACCATTGCTGTTGCCTGGACCAAATGTACCAAAGCCACCAGGCATATCATTGTATAAATCATAAACTTTCTTTTTCTTAGTTTTAGATAAAGTATGCTTTTGGTCTGATTTGAATAGATCTTTAATCATTTCTTTCTCTTTGTTTGTTTTACGTTGGTAAATTATACCAGACATAAAGCCAAAGATGTAAGCTGATAGTATTGATAATATTATAATAAATGTTTCCATAGTGTTATATTGTATTAATGTGATTGATTAGATTGATTGTAAAATAAGTGCCAAATGACGTGCATGCGTGCTAGTTTGCACACTTACGCATAAAATAGCAAGTGTTTTTGATTGTGTGTTCGTAGTTGTTTTGATTGTGGTTTAAAAAAGGGACAAAGTCCCTTATCTTACCACTCTAAATACACTTGAGGTGTACCATCAGAATACTCATATCTGTCTCCATTCTCTTGGAAACGAAATACAGGACGAGGATTAGCTGGTAATTTAAACTCTTGTCCTTTAACAAAAGATTTAAAAAAGTCACTATTCTTTACATAAGCAATAGTCTTATTAGTAGAGAATATATTAGTTTGATACGCAACCATTACGTGGTTGAGTGATTGAGTTGGACGAATATACGTCGCTGAAATTGAATTATTCATAAGGCAAATTATGTATTTACACCAACAACCCAATACGGGGTGTTTTAAGTGCGTAGCATAGCAGGGGTCGTTGATTGTGTTGGTTCACACGTTCACAAACCCAGTAAAAAAAATTTTTTTTGGTAATTTTATTTTTTAACAGAAAGTTTTTATATCTTTGCACCGCAACATTATTCATCCCTCGGTAACCAAAAAAGGGATTAGACATCGGATTGTAGTCTCAAATAGAGATAGAGTTTTCTCCGGTAGTTGCAAAAGAGTTAACGTATAAACTCTAGTTAGGATACAATGCACACAGGTAGGTGCGGTGAATTAACACCAGTTTTAGTATCCTTGGGTCCCGTAAAACGGAGCACTGCTAGAGTGAAATCACAACTTGAAATAGAATCCTCAAGGGGGAGAGCTATATTTTCTCCACAGATATTTGGAAATGTAAAAAAATTGTTTATATATTTGCAGAAAAATATATAGATATGAATTTTAAACCAAGTGGAAGCTGGATAGTCCTTCCGGACCCAGTAATTACAGAAACAGAATCAGGAATAATCTTAGATGAGAGTACAGCTAAAGAAAATGCAAAGCGATCAAACGTTTTGGAGGCGCTTGCTGTTGGGCCTCATTGTAACTTTGTAGAAAAAGGTGACATTGTAATGGTAGATCCTAGATCAGAAGCTGCAAGAACAGAGATTGATGGTCAATTATACTTAGTTATTTCAGAACATCAAATATTAGGTAAGTGGTAAAAGGTCAAGTTACTATGAAACTAGAAGATTATCATGCATTATTAGATGCTAAGATACAAACTCTAGAATTACAAGAAAAAAGTGATTTATTACTTAAAGAATTACAAGTATTCTTGTCTTTTATAGTAAGTCGTACTGATATAGCACCTTATCTTACAGAATTTAATAAACAATCTAAATCTTCAGTTATTGAGATAGATACAAATAGAATGGTTAAAATAAAAAAGAAATGAGTTACCTAGCACACCTAAAAAGAAATAAGATGCATTACTCAAGTAGATGGGTAATAAAGTATAATGAGAAAGAATTGATAAAAGAAGTTAAATTAGTGTATAATCCTGAAGAATATAGAAAATTTAAAAATTCTAAACCTTTACATACACAAAATGGTGTAATTAAATTACTAGAAAATGACAAAGAAAAACGAAACTAGAAAAAAAATTACGGTTAATATAGATACTACGTATAAGTACGTACAATTATGGAATGGTATTTTTAACCTAACAGAAAAAGGTATGCAAATACTTTCTGCATTTATAGATGTACAAAATATTACAGATCAAGAAAATATATGTAGTGTAAAGAATAAAAGAGAAGTTGCAAGGATAGTAGGGATAAAAGATTACAATACTTTAAATAATTACGTAAAAAGATTTAAAGATAAAGGAGTTTTAACTAAAAATAATAATTTATATTCGTTAAATCCATTTTTAAATCCTGATACATCTTTTGTAGAAGTAATAATAAATAAAAAGTAATGAATATATTTGAAGAAATAGTGCCATCATATTTTGAGATAGGTGATATGGAAATAGTAATACTGCAAGACAAGAACGGAGAGTTGTTAACTATTAAAATTAACTATTATGAATAATCCAGAAGATCCTACATTCAGAGAAAAAATAGCAAACTCACAAGGGCCTTCAATGTTTAGTATGATTGGTTCTTTTGCTAGAGATCTAAAAGAATATATAAAACAAGGTGCCCCAAATGTAACAACAGAAGATTATGTACAAAGATTAGAAGCTTGTGATAGTTGTGAGCATATTTTAAAGCCTCAAATGAGATGTGGTCTGTGTGGATGTTTGTTAGAACATAAAGCAAAATGGAAAACAACTACATGCCCAGATAAACCAACAAGATGGAAAGAACAAATACTAGATGGCCAAGGACAAGAAAACAATAATACAAATACTAGCAACAAAGCATAATTTACCTCTACAAAAAGTAGAACAAATCGTAAATCATCAGTTTAAATTTGTAGAAAAGATAATGAAAGAAGGAAAATTTGAAATGATAAGACTACCATATTTTGGAAAGTTTTCTGTAAACCCTAACAGAGTTAAACACATAAATAAATTAAAAAATGAGTCTAAGGGATGATTTAATACATATAGTAGATAATAAAGCTGTTCTTAGTGGGTATGCTTTAACTATTATTGAGTTTAAAGAATTAAAACCAAAAGAACTTGCTTTTGTATATTTTACAACAGACCATAAATCACCTTTTTCTGTATATGAATGGGAACAACGTGTAATTGAAGTAAAAAATAGTATATTTGGAGCAGATAATAAGTTTACACCTAATTCTAAAGTATTAGCAGCTTGTAAAAAATACGATAAACTAATAGAAACATCTGCAGTAAGATTATTACGAGCTGCACGAGAGTCTGTAATAAAATTAGAAAAATACTTTAGAGATATAGACTTAACTTTAATAGATGATAACGGAAGACCAATTTTTCACGCAAAAGATCTAATTAATAACTTAGAAAAAATGGGAAAAGTAGTAGATGGTCTTAGAAATCTAGAAGAAATAGTTAAAAAAGAAGAACAAGCCGCTAATACAAACAGAGGCGGTATTGAAGTAAATAAATATAGTATGTAATGGATTTTTTAGAGGATATGGCACTTTATAATGAAGCAATGCAAAATGCTTACATGATAATAACTAAAAAGAAAACTCTTGACGATATTTATTATGATTTAGAGAGTGATAGCATAGATCGTTTTCCGTTACCCTTTGATCCTATTACGGATGACGGTAGAACTCCAGCTATAATCGATATTGTAATAGAATATTTTACAAGTACAGAAGAATACGAAAAATGTTCAGAATTAGTTAAAATAAAAAGTAAATGCTCAAAAAAACAGATAGAGTCAGACCTGCCGCCGTTAAATTTATAGAGAGTGGTCACTATACATCTGCACTTCCGGGAACTAGAGAGTATTATGAGTTTTGGGATGAAGAGCAAAAGCGATGTATGTACGGATATGAAGTAGATGAATTACATATTACAGGATTTCACTATTTTTATTTAAACTATTGTCCTATTGACAGGGCTGTAGATGAAATAATGCCAGATGGCACTATACAGGCTAGACGTGAGCGTACATTCCCTAGGTTTTACGATGGAGATTATGAATATTTTCATGAAATAGATAAAGCCAGAGCACAGAATAAACATATGATAGTTTTAAAAGCAAGACGTAAGGGATACTCTTACAAAGCAGGATCTATGCTTGCTAGAAACTACTTTTTTGTCAGAAATAGTAAAAACTTTGTATTTGCATCCTCTAAAGAATTTTTAATTGGTGATGGACTACTCTCAAAAGCTTGGGAGTTTTTATCTTTTATAGATGACCATACTGCATGGGCTCAGCCTAGGTTAAGGGACAGAGAAATGCATAAAATGTCTGGATATAAGAAGAAAGTAAATGGTATGGAGATAGAAATGGGTATGAAGTCTCAAATAATAGGAGTATCACTAAAAGATAACCCAGATAAAGTAAGGGGTAAGGCAGGTGAGCTAGTATTCTTTGAAGAAGCAGGTTCATTTCCAGGATTGTTAAAAGCATGGGAGGTAACAATGCCAACAATGAGACAAGGTGCTAAAACATTAGGTATGATGGTAGCTTTTGGTACAGGTGGTACAGAAGGATCTGATTTTGAAGCTATGGAAGAGATATTTTATAACCCAGCAGCATATGATTGTATGGATTATGAAAATATATGGGATGAAGGAGCAATAGGAACAAGATGCGGGTATTTTATCCCAATACAAAAGAATTTAGATGGATTTATAGATGATGATGGTAATTCTAAAGCTCAAGAAGCTGTAGAATATGAAGAAACAATGAGGGAAAAGAAAAAAGGTGCTGCAGATGCAAAATCTCTAGACCAATATATAGCTGAGCACCCTTTTTCACCTCAAGAAGCTACATTACAAATAACAGCTAATTTATTTGACATAGCATCACTGCAAGAACAGTATAATAATGTAAAAGCAAGAAATTTACAAGCAGTAGGTACAGCAGGGAGGTTTTATCACAATGAAAAAGGAGAAGTGAAGTTTAAAATAGATGGAGATCTAAAACCTATAGCTAAATTTCCACATAGAAAAGATGATGATAAGACAGGGGCAGTTGTAATATATGAATCACCTTATAAAAACGAGGCACAACAAGTTCCAGTAAATTTATATGTAATATGTCATGACCCTTATGGTCAAAATCAATCAGCAGATAGCACATCTTTGGGTTCAGCATATGTATTAAAAAGACCTAACAATTTATCACAACCAGATGATATAATTGTAGCATCATATGTAGGAAGACCTCACTCACAAGATGATTATAACAGAAATTTGTTTATGTTAGCAGATTATTACGGGTGTAAGATAGGATTTGAAAATGACAGGGGAGAAGTAATAGCTTATGCAAAAAGATTTAGAAAAATGCATAAACTACAAGAAGAATTTGAGATGTTAGATAAAAAAGAACTAAGAAGTAAGAACGTAAAACGTCAATATGGTATGCATATGACAGAAGCAAGGAAGCGTCAAGGTGAGATATATATAAGAGATTGGCTAAACACAGTTAGGAGTACAGATCAATCAGGAAAAAAATTATTAAATTTACATAAGATATATGATCCTGCTTTATTGACAGAATTAATTAAATTTAATCATAAAGGTAACTTTGACCGTGTGATGTCACTAATGATTGGGATGTATCACACAAGAGAATTGTATAATGCAGAAGTTAAAGATATATTAGAAGATAGAGCTACAGATAAGTGGTTCGAACAAAATTATTATTAATATGAATAGAAAAAAAGATTGTGAACCTTATAACCCTCTACCAGAATACTTGGCGATTGGACCATCAAACATACACGGAGCAGGGATCCTAGCAAAAGAAGATATTCCGGGAGAGGTTGTTATAGGTATTACACATATTTACGATCCAAACTTTCAACATGATTATATTAGGACACCATTAGGAGGATTTATTAATCATAATGACAATGCTAACTGTGAATTACTAGATAAAGACGAAGATTATCATTATAAAGTAATAAAAACATTACGTAAGATAGAGGCAGGAGAAGAATTAACTTTAAAATATAGTCTTTATGATATTTGCAATTACTTATAGTGGTATATCTATAATACTAGTACGGTAATTAATATTAGGGCTAAAACGGAAGAAAAAAATAGGTAAATTTGTAAATTATGGGATACGATAAAATACCGAGACAAAAGCTCTCGATTAATAAGAAGAATAAGAAATGGGGAGAAGAATGTGTGGAGGCATTTATAGATCTTTCTAATTCAGGTCAAACACATTCTAAACAAAAGAATGACCTTAAGATATTATATGATTACTATAACGGTGTAATTGACGAGGCTGATTATAATTACGTACTAAAACCTTATGGCAAAGCCCGTAAGAATTTTCCTTCTGAAATGCGTAACTACCCTATCATTAAACCCATAATTGACCTTCTTCTAGGGGAAAAATCGAAAAGACCTCTCAATTATACTGTTACAGTACAAAACTCAGACGCCCTTACTTTAAAAGAAATGGAAAAGTCTGAAACAATAGCACAAAATTTAAGACAAAGTTTTTTACAAGAAGTGCAAGCACAAGGAGTAGATATAGGAGCTAATATGGAAGAAATACCAACTCCTAAACATATTGCAGACATGTTTGAAAGTTCTTATATAGATAATAGAGCTGTATTAGGGCAAAAAACTTTAAACTATGTAATGCAAGAGCAAGAAGTTTATGATAAAATACAAAAAGCTTGGTTTCATTATTTAGTAACTGGTGAGGCTTATACACAAAGAGGAGTAAGAAACGGAGAACCTTATTACTCTGTATTAAATCCTTTAGATGTAGATTATGACCTTGATCCAGATTTAGAATTTGTAGAAGATGGAGATTGGGCATTAGTTAGAAAGTATGTACATGCATCTACAGTTATTGATGCTTACTATGAGAGTTTATCAGAACAACAAATACTAGAACTTGAAGAACCAAAACATTCTGAGGGTGATATTTCTTTTTTATATGCTAATTCAGCAAATAAAGATACAAATGCATTTAGGAATAGATTAATTGAAGTTATAAATGTATATTGGAAGTCTAGAAAAAGAATAGGATTTTTAACTTACCTTGATCAAGAAACTGGAAGCATTGAAGAGGTAGAAGTTGAAGATGGATTTAGAATGCCTGCAGAATTAAAAGAGCAGGGAGCTACAATGGAATGGAAATGGGTAAATGAAGTATGGGAAGGTACAAGAATAGATGGTAGAATATATATAAACATAAATCCTATTCTTAACCAGAGATTATCTATAGACAATCCATCTAAGTGTAAACTACCAATTAATGGGAGAAGATATTCTGATACAAACTCTAAAAATATATCTTTAGTTAAGCTTGGAATACCTTATCAGTTAAATTACAACATATATAAGTACAGATTAGAACTTGCTATTGCAAGAAGTAAAGATATAATTGCACAATTTGATATTAACATGATCCCTAAAAAATGGGACATGGATAAATTTATGTACTACGTAGAAGGTACAGGTATTGCTTGGGTAGATTATAATAAAGAAGGAATACAATTAAATCCACAACATCAATCTGTTATGGACATGTCTATAAAAACTATAAGTCAATACATTACTTTGCTAGATTCTATTTTAGTAGAATGGGAAAAAATATCTGGTGTAAGTAGACAAAGACAAGGTGAGATTGGAGCGTATGAAGGTAAAGCATCTTCACAACAAGCTATATTACAATCATCACACATTACAGAAGATTTATTTAGAAAGTTTGAAAGAATGGAGCAAAGAGATTTCCAAGCTTTACTAGATTATTCTAAAGAAGCATGGTTAACTGGTAAAAAAGGAATGTTTGTAATGCCTGATGGTACTACAGACTTTTTAGATGTAAATAGTATGGATCATATGGAAACTAACTATGGTATATTTGTTTCTGATGCAGGTAAAGATCAAGAAAAACTACAAAACATTAAAGGATTAACACAAGCTATGATGCAGAATGGTGCTAAGCCAGGAGATATAGCTGAGATGCTAGATTCAGATAGTTTCACTGAAATTAAAAAGAATCTTAAACTTGCAGACAAAGCAAATGAAGAATTAGAACAAGCTCAACAACAAGCTCAACAAGAACAGCAACAAGCACAATTAGAAGCACAACAAATGCAACTAGAAGCTGATAACATTGAAAGAGAAAAAGATAGGCAAAAAGATATTGAGATTGCTTTAATATCTGCAGAATCTAAAGATCAAACAGATGTTAACTCCCTTAATTTAGAAAAAATGATTCAAGATTTTGAACTTAAAAAGCGAGAATTAGAATTAAAAGAGCAAGAGTTAGAATTAAAAATGAGAGGAGACATGGATTCTAATGCTCTTAAAAGAGAGGACATAGAAAGTAAAAAAGAAATAGCAAAACAGAATGCTAACAAACCAAGATAGAAGAGCTATACTAGAACAGGTAAAAACATCTGGATCTGGAGATATAATGGCAGCTCTTCAAGGTCAACCGGTTTTACCTCAACAAGAACAGATGCAAGAACAGCAAGTTCAACAAGAACCTGCGTCTATACCCCCAACTACTCCTCCTCCAGTTAATAATGTAAGTATGGAAACTCCTCCGGTAGGGCAAGACTCTTTAGTAAATAGCTTTAGTAATACATCCCTACAAATACAAGATTTACCAACAGGATCAGCAGAACCACAGTTATTAAAAACAGGTGGAGTAAAATCTAGAGATGGTAGTACTTATGTAGTAAATAAGAAAGCAGTCATTACTGATCCTGTTAGAAATACTGAATACTTTTCACAAACTCCAATGTATGAAGGACAACCGCATTCAACTCACTTAATGTCTGATGATAATAATTTAACTGCTTGGCCAAGTATATTTCAAGATGAAGAAGGTAACTGGTTTAAAGGTAACGCTAAAGAAGCAAAAAAGAGAGGTGAACTATACAAGTTTGATACTAAAGAAGAAATGATTGATTTTGCTAGGGAAGGAAATTGGAAAAATAAATCAAATACAAAAAAATCTCATGGAGGATTACATACAGCAGAACCTTCTTCTACATATGTATCTCAAAATTTTAATATCCCAACAATAGAAACACCTTTAACTAAGTTGGAACAAATTCAACAAATGGTGGCAAATAGTAATACTTCAGGAGGCACTATTAGTAATTACTATGATAAATTTACAGGTAATAATCCTAATAAACAATGGATCTCAGGAGCATCTAATAAAATGTATGCTAGTGGTGAGGCTAAAGAAAAGGCTCAAGATTATGGTGAAACTATTTTAGGTTTTGCTGCACCTATTCCTTTGTTAAATAGTATGAAAGTATCAGCATCAGGAGCAAAAATACCAGGACTTATAGATGATGTTTTATTAGGACCTGTTGTAAAAGGATATGGTAAATTAAAAAATTTATTTAAAAAAAATAATATACCAAAACCTAAAACAAAACCTTCATACCCTAATAGTAGTATATTGCGTACAGCAGATGTAAGCGATGAAATACCTAAGCTAACTGAAATAGATAAATTAAAAATTGCAAAAATAAAAGATTCAAATATAAAATATTTACAAAGTGATGAGTATGTATCTAAAAGAATGGCTAATACAGGGGAATCTGAAGAAACCGTTTTAAAGCAAGTTGACGAGTATATAAAAGAATTAGAAGTTGCTCCTATGAAGTTTAAAGGTCCTAATGATCCTAAAATGAAAGGTATGGAAGGTTATTATCAACATCCTGCATATGCTACAAGCAAATCTGGAGAAATAGGAATTAGAAGAGGGTTACAAGAAAATCTAAGTGATCATACATTTGGAGTAATTGATCATGAGGTAAAACACTTATTAAGTCCTACAGGAAAATTTGATAAATCATCTCCTTTATATAAAGAGGCATTAGAAGAAGCAGAGCAACTTAATAAAATACAAAAAGAGTTAGCAGAAGCAGTAACTGATAAGCAAGCAGATGCAGCAGTAGCTAAGTATGCTAATATTAAAGGTGTTCAACCTGGTAAAATGGATAAAGTTTATAAAAACTATCCTACACTTAATATAAACAAAACATCAAGCGAGTTTAAATATATGACTAAACCTGCAGAACAACAGGTAAGACTTTTAAGAGGAGCTGACTGGTTTAAAAGAAACTATAAGTGGGATGGTACTAAAGCTGGTATGTCAGATGATATGTTAAAAGAAGTTTTTGAACAAGTTTCAGGGAGAAGGCCAAGTAAAGAAATGATACCAGATGATTTTAAAGAATTATTACGAAATACTACTCCTAATACAACGTATGATGATCTTAGAAATGTTATTTCAAAAGCATGGGCAGCAGCACCTGTTGCTGTAGGTGCAGGAGCAGCATCAGAAAAAAAATTAGGAGGTTTTGATAATGATGAAAAAAAAGAAAAACCTATAAATTATAGACAACATATGATGAATTATTTACATACTAGTGGTAGAGATACTAATATGGTAAATACTGTAATGAATGCTATTGCACAACACGAATCTTTAAATGTAGATGATAAAAAACAAGTTTCACAAAGAGACGACGGAACTTTCTATGATGGTCCTGGTAGAGGTGCTTATCAATTTGAAATGTCTGATAAAGGTGCAGCTAGTACAGCTTTAAATAGAAATTATCGTTTTCATTTGTTTAATACAGATAAAGAATTAAAAGATTTTCCAGAAATTAATAAATTAGCAAAAGAAAAAAATCCTGATCTTTCAACAACAAGTAGAGCAAATCAAGACGGAATATTTATAGGAGATAAAATATTTGGAGGCCCTCCAAGAAGAAATATGTTTGACTTAGTAACTAGAAATAGAACTACTTCACCAAATCAAGAAGAAGTGTTTCAATATTGGCTAAAAAATCATAAAAGTAGAGTTAGTGCAGTAAGAGATGGTAAAGAAACAACTGTACCTGTAAATGAAGCAACTAAAAAAGAAATAGCTGCAGAAAGAAAAAAATGGAATCAAAGTACTAAAGATATTTTTAAAACAGGAGGTAAGAAAAAAGGATCTGATGGTAGAGCTTGTTGGGATGGTTATAGATATGCAGGAACAGAGAATGGAAAAGACAAATGTGTACCTTTTGAATATGGAGGATTTAAAAAGAAATGTAAGTATGGATGCTGGTAAGTGTTATATAATAAAAGAAAAAGTAAAACTATAGATAAGTAAAAACCAATTAAATTAAACCTTAAATTTGTAAATTAAAACAATATATATATGGACCCAAATGAAAAAATACAATTAGACGATATTACCTTTGACGATGTCATTGCGGGTGATGGAGTTGCAATGGATACTATTGATGAAATAGAACCTATTGAAGAAGTAAAAGAAGAAGTAGAAAAACCTGAAGCAGAACTTGAAGACATTGAAGACAATGATGAAGAGGAAGCTGAAGAAGAAGAGAAAGAAGTAGAAGTAGAAGTAGAAGAAAAAGAAGAGGAAGAAGAAACAGAAGACGAAGTTTCTGATACTACAGTTGTACAAGAAATACTAACTAGTTTAGGCTATGAAGGAGAGTATGAAGATACAGCTGAAGGATTAACAGAAATGACTAAAGATGTAGCTTCTCAAATGGCAGATGATAGAATTGATGAAGTTCTTGAAAAATTTCCATTAGTTAAAGAACATTTAAATTATGTATTAGCTGGAGGAGAATCTCAAAAATTTATGACAGCTTATGATCCAAATTTAGATTATAATACAATGCAAATTTCTGAAGATGATTCAAGAAGTCAAAAAGCAATTTTATCTGATTACTTTTACCAAAAAGGACATGATGAAAGCTTTATTAAAGAAATGCTTGAAGATTATGAAGATTCTGGTAAGTTACATAATAAAGCAGAAGCAGCAAGACAAGCTTTAGGTAAAGTACAAGCGCAGGAAAAAGAACAATTAGTAGCACGTCAACAACAATCTTTACAAGAAGAGCAAGAAAAACAAGTAGAGTTTTGGAATGGTGTGCAAGAGACAATTAAAGAATCAAAAGAGTTTGCAGGATTGCAAGTTCCGGAAAGAGAAAAAACAAAATTCTTTAATTATCTTTCGAAGCCGGTAACTAAGGATGGTTACACACAGCGTGATATAGATCACTCTAAAGCTGAAATGGAACAAAAATTAGCTATAGATTATTTAATGTATAAGGGATTTAATCTAGAAGAAATAATTAACAAAAAAGCTAAAACAACGGCTACGAAGACATTGAGAGAAAAAATATCTAAAAACGAAGAAACTGTAAAAAGTGCTCGTAAACAATCAAGACGAAAGAAAAGTTTTGATTTAGATAATTTAGATCTTAATATATAAGAAATACCTAAACAGGGAAATAGGTACCCTATAAAATTTTATAAAATGGCAGTAAATGGAACAAACATAAGCGTTCAAAAAACGTTTTACAATGATTCGCAGATGACTGATATGAACAGTCTATCAAACGCGTTGTTGTCTAAACCTACTGAACTGTCTCCAATTATTACTCATTTAGCAGGAAAAGATGACAAAAGATTCCCTCTATCTTTCTTAACGGAAGGTGTTGGTAACACAAAGTCTATTGATCGCTTGGAGTATGAATATCGTGTGGCAACACATAGATTGAGAACGAGACCAGTAGTAGCAACACCAGCATCAACATCAAATGTAGGATTAGGAGGAGCAAGCTTTGAGCTTGAGTTTCCTGATAAACATTTTGTATTCCCATACGTATTAGTATCTCAATCAGGTATACAAGCACGTATTATGAAAGAACCAGAAGCAGTAGGTTCTAACTGGAAATACACTTTACAATTAGTAAACCCAGCGGCAACAGCAACAATCGCAGCAGCAGATATTACTGCAGGAGCGCTTTTTGCACAAATGTACGCACCAGTAGGAGTTGACTTCTCTAGAGGTAATGCTTCAAACTGGGAAACTCCAGGTAAAGTAAGAAATAAACTAACTACAGTTAGAAAATCTTACCACATGTCTGGAAATGCTAAAGATTTTGTAGCAGAATTTTCTTTACCAACTAAAGGAGGATCTACTACTAAACTTTGGATGGACTATGAAGAATACTTACACATGCTTGACTTTAAAGAAGAGTGTGAAATGTATTACTGGTATGGTCAAAAAACTTATGATTCAAACGGACAGACTTACATGAAAGATGAAAATGGTCAGCCTGTAATCGTAGGTCCTGGTCTTTTAGAGCAAATTGTTAATACTGACACTTACTCTACAATGACTGAAACTAAACTTAAGAACATTATCGGAGATTTATTCTACGGAATGACTGATGCAGCAACTAAACAAGTAACTTTATATACTGGTACTGGTGGTGCAAGAGAATTCGATGAGGCTCTTAAAAATCACTTTTCGGGAGCAGCTGGTTCTTGGAAAGTAGGTGGAGAAAACAGATTTATCACAGGATCAGGACGTAGCCTAGGATTAACTGGATACTTCACTTCCTATGAGCATGTAGATGGACACACAATCAATGTGGTAAAATTACCATTATTTGATCATGGTGCCGTGGCGCAAGCTCGTGCAAAACACCCTACAACAGGATACTCTTTAGAGTCTTACAGAATGGTATTTGTTGATCAATCAAATTATGATGGTCAAAATAACCTTCAGATGATTTCTAAGAAAGGTCGTGAAGCAATGAGATGGTGTGTAGCTGGATCTGTAGTCCCTAGAGGATTTGATTCAACTTCATCTAGAGCTTCTGATGTTGACGGTGCGTCGGTACATATGTTAAAAACAGCAGGTATTGCTCTTAAGAGATTTGATACTTCGCTTGATATTACATGTGTAGCGTCTTAATTTGGCGGTAACGCAATCTATATATTGGTTTTTGATTGAGGTCGTAGGGGAGAAATCCCCTGCGTTCTTCAATTAATTATAAAAATTACACGGAGAGTTATTCTTTACATCCACTTAATTTAAACTTTAAAAGAACTATATTATGAGTAAAAAAGTATATTTAAGAAGACAAGACCTAGGAGGTCATCTTCCAAAATCAGTACGAGCTGAGGCTATAATTAGACTTAGTAGTGTTTATGTAAATAGACAACCTTTAAAACCTTTCTCTATGGAGGAAGAAAAAAATTTAATGAACGGAATATTAGATGTTAATCCAGATCATGGAGATTGGCCTAAACATTCTAAAACATTCTGGGCAGACATGACAATTCCAGTAGGGTTTACAGGAGTTGAATTAGAAATATCTAAGGATGAAAATGGAAAGCCATTAAATATTATGGACTACATTAAATACAGATTTGCTATATCACATCCCTATTGTGCACTTTCTAAAAGTGAAATGGACGCTGATGTAACAAAAAAGTTTTATATCCAAGATCTTGCAAGAGTAGATAAAGAAAAAAACAATGAGATTCAATTAAAGAAAGATGCTGATAAAGCATTTATTAAAACTTCAACTGATTTAAAATCTATGATAAGAGTGTTAAGATTAATGTCTAATGTTAATCCAGACAAAATGAATTCAGAGCAGGTTGAAAATTCTTTATATGAATTAAAAAACAGCAATCCTAAAAAGTTTTTAAGAATTGCAACAGATAAAAATTTAGAATTAAAATCTGAGATTGAAGAAATGGTAACAGCTG